ATTGGGCGGCTTTCAAATTCAATCCGGGCATCGTTTCGAATTAGAATGTTGGCTCTATAATATTGTTCATAGATGCCTCTGCCTTCGCTTGCTTTATTCGCTCGATTTCAGCGGTAACATCATCGGCCGTTCCCATTAGTTCAACGCCCTTTCCCAGCGACATAACGCCATCCTGCACAGCACGGCCTATAGCCGCCCAACGTGCGGTGACATCTTCATTGAACGGTTCGGCAAATTCGTGTTCTATTTTGAGCGCAGCCAAATCAGGACGCAAATGAATATGGGTTACATTCATCATAATAGCGAGAATAAGATTTTTCTCCCTATCTACGGCTATGTCGTATATCTCTTTATTATTTTCGCGCTTGATATATCCCAGTACCATCGCGCGTTTGATCGCTTCGCCCGACAAAGTTCCCAGCCCAGCCATTTTCTCGGGTGTAAACTCGGGCGTGAAAGTGTCGAACAAGATGGACTGCGCGAGGTCTTCCTTTTCCTGTTGCTGCGTCTCGGAAGAGGTCGGTGGATTGATGTACTCGAATTTTGAATCCGCTCCGGTCATCCGAATCATTTTCCCGGGCTTGTCGGCTCGACCTTTCAAAAAATCTACGACATCGCCCGTTGCTGCGGCGATAGGGTCTGCGAAATAGTTATTTGTGTCGGATATTTTGCTGTCTATATCCTCCTCGCGGTCTATGCGGGGGTTGAGGCCTCCCCACGCTTTATCCTGTCGGTAGTAGATAACATTGATTTTTCCGGTTGGATTGGGAGTTGCAATAACCTCCCAATTAAGAGATCCTCGTTTGCATCGGTAGATCGTATCAGGTGTTTGAATATCGAAATGCTCGATAGTTGATGTCCCCTCTTTAAGGTAGTACCCATACCCGAATGCAATGAGGTTCTCGTATAGGTCGAATAATGGACGTAGGGTGTATCCTTTCGACTTGCAAATTACCACAACTTTTACCTGCGGTTGGAAATTCTCGTCCCGATAGATGTGGTAGAGCTTGGCACATTCAGTTTCTGCTCCCGCAATGCGTTTTGCTTTACGCATGGAAACGTTGAATCGTGTATCTTGCAAAAATTGATTATATGCTTCGAAAGCCTCGTCCGAACCTTCGTTGTTCACCTTCTTCCATCGTATCGGATTCCCGAGCAGAAAGAATAGTTCCACCTCATTGATGTACTTCTGTCGTGCACGAGGCAACTTCTCGGTACGATAAGGCTCCTGGCCTTTCCGCATCTTATCGGCCTTTCGCATAATACGGTGGAGTTCGGGGTTATATTCCTGAATCGCCTGCAAAACCTCCGTATCGCGATTCTGCATAAGTGTTTGAGCCTGTGTAATGTCTTTGTCCTTGATAAGCGTAAGCAGATCACGTTCTGCACCGGTTGCATTCAGATATTTATTGCGTATCGCATTGAGTAGGTTGTCTATAAATCCCATATCCGTACTTTTTACCAAATTCCTAAATCCTCTTTGTCTAAATCTTCTTCATTGTTGAAATACCCCCGCTTTTCGATTACTCCGGTCAGGGCATCTTCGGCGTCGTCATGGCTGTTGAACTCCTGCTGCTTACGGTATGATTTGACATGCGAGGCGAACTCCGGCCATTTGTGCTCCCATCCGGTCGGAAAATAAATAAGGTTTTGCACTTCATTCGATCGCGTGAAAATACGCACCCTTTTGTTGGCGGTCTGCGTAAATGGGTTGAACGATGTAAAGTTGTTACCGATTATTCGGCACTGCGCCTCAACATTGCGCCCGAAAGACCTGCCGCCATTGTTGCTCTCGACGTAGCAGATCTCCGTCTTGTTTCGGGACAGCATCTCGGCTGTTGCCGGCTCGGTATATTCCATCGGTTTCTGTGTA